ATACTTGGTGTTTCTACTGGTGGAGGATTTTTACTTTCTTCAGCAAGTTTCCATCCAGTAATACCAGCACCAAAAATACTAGCAAGTGCAGCAAAAACAGAAATAGTCTTTGAAAAACTCATAATTCAGTCAGCAAGTCTTACAGGAGGTTTGATATCATTAAACTCATCATACAACATTCTAGCAAAAAGAATGTGTGGTCTTATGTCAGTTTCTATTGCGGAACTGGTCGCAACAGTCCACATAATATCAAGTTCTTTTTTATCAGGTAAAGTCTTCATCATTCAAATCCACGTCACTAATAAGATTTTTAATTCTATCAAAGAAATCTTTATCTAATGGAATAACTTCCTCTTTGCCTGTTCTTACATCATCCGCAATTCGCATCAAGTGCTCAAGAAATTCTTTAGGATAAACATCATCTTCATTTAAAGATGCCCAGAACCAATCTAAACATTCTGCTTCTGGGTTATCTTCTTTAAGTAGAGCATATCCATCATAATTTGAAGTCATCAAATCAGACCAAATGCGAAATGTCATACTCATACTTTGCCATCCAGTCATCCAACAATGACCGATCCAATACTCCCACCAATTTAAAGTGGTTTTTTCACTACCCGTTCCTCTCACTGGTGTACTATACATTATCGATTCATCTGAAGTGTAGGAACTGGCATTCCACCTTCGGTTGGTACATAGATGGTCACATTACCATTTTTGCTACCATCTTCCAGACCAGTGATATACAGATACTGAAGATACTCACGATTGTCCTTCAGAGAATTACCGATGATTTGGTTTGCCTTTGCAACACCAGTAGCACGGATAATTTCAGCATCAGCAAGTTGTTGTGCAGAGTCTTTCTTTGCTTGTGCTTCAAGAACTGCAACCTGGCGAGTATATTCTGCCTTTTGTAGTTCTGCTTTACCAGCAAGAGATTGCTGCCACACATTATATTGTGGACCACCAATAAAGATGAGACCACCAATCAAAACCACACCACCAACAAGCAGAACTGCAGCAGGGTCAATAAATCCGTTTTGTTGTTTCATTTAGAAGAACCTCCAGAGTTTTTGAAGATAAGATTAGCAAGTACAATCATAGTAAGGTTCTGCCAAAAGGTCAAAGATACGTTGAACCAAGACAGAATCACTCCAAGCAACCATGCTTCAAAGAGAATTCCCGCAGTAGCAATAACAATAACAGCAAAAATAGCAGCAACAGTAGCAGAATCTTTCATTTTAAATCTCATTATCATCAATGTTTTTCATATAATCCCAATTCCAAGTACGTTCAATAATACCAATATCAAAACCAAACTTATATGCCCAGAACATAATACTCAAAGTAGTACCAGTCCCTGATTTGATTTGAATAAAAGGCCATCCAGGATAATCATTCCAACTCACAGATGCTTGAAGCAAACTCCAATCCTTTACATTTAGAATCTGAACATACCATTCGTGTCCAAAGTCTTCACGGTGCCTAAAGTTTATTAGTTTCATCTTCCTGTCACATCAGTGTAGTCTTGCAATATACCACATCTGAAGTGTAAGCGCAAGCGAGGCCAGTCTTCCCAAGAACCTTTCCAATTTTCGGGGTATACCTCAACATATTTGGTAATATAGTGCGGTACATATTTACCATGCTCACCTGTTGGGATCCATTCAAAATTTAGAAATCCTCTTTTGTGATCATAACGTGGATCATCTTCTTTAATTTCTTCAAATGTACTGGTTCCCCTGTAATCAGGATACCACAACTGACCAGCAGGATCTAACCAGTAGTCAGTCATTGTGCCACCAAGACCTTCTTCGATGTCTTTAGTTTGACATACTACATTAGTGAATGGTTTACCCAGATCATATGATGAGCGAAAATAATCAAACATTCCCAAGATAATAGTCCTCCATTACTTTACCAACTTCCAATTGTTATCATTTTTTTTACTCATAGTAAATTTATATTTTTTATTCACTGATGTCAAATATAATGTTTCATTTACTTCATCGTCAAGGTAACAACTATGAAGTCCATCCATACATTCATCAAATCTTTCTTGAGCAATTTTTGAAATCGGATCAATTGATACAATTTTTCTTTTAATTTTAGTATTTTCTGAAGGATTTTTAGACAAAGTAGAACCTTGCATTGGTGATTTTTTCACTACCCTGTAACTATAGCACCCTCTCGCTTCCGATGGGGATATCGGTGGACAGTTCAAATTTTGTCCTTCGTATCAACTTTATTTTTTGGGAGTGGTTTCTGCTCTTTTTTTAGGTGTAGAAGACCCTGCAGGTGTGGGTTTTTTTACTTGCTCCACTTTTACTTCTTCCACTTCTACTTCTTTTGAACTATAAAGATCAGAAAATCTACTCATTGGAATACTCTGAATTATATAAAATATTTAGTTTTTTGAAGATATTAAGTATTCTACTGTATTTGCAACATCTTGCATTGCATCTCTCAAATCTTTTCTTGAACCAGATTCTTGTTTGATTATTGGGCGATGATCATCAGTTAGAGTCCATCTCCATTCTTGGTATGATTCGCACCACCACAAATTAATTTTCATTTTTTTGATATTCGAGTTTTATCCAATTAAGGAGGGAATTTGCCTCCATAATAGAAGAATCATCAAACATATTTTCAGTTCGAAGTTTCATAACGTAATTTTCTAGAGCAGCAATTGCAATTTGTCTATCTTTTTGGCAAAGTAATGACATAGTATAAATGCTTTCAGATATTTATTGTATGGGCGGTGAGGGATTCGAACCCCCGTCCCTTTCGGTGTAAACGAAACGCGCTACCACTGTGCCAACCGCCCGTAATAATTACAGTGTATCAACTGCAAGTTTTATTGTTTCATTGTAAGGAACTATAACTGCACTTTTATCACCATCTTTAATAATAAAAGATTCTCCGTTTTCAACTCTAGACATTAGGTTGTCAAAATTTTTCTGAAACTCTTCAATTGTAAATGATTCAAGCAGTTCTAGTTCTTTCATTTTTTCATAAAGGTAATTTTATGAATCGGAGTATTCAGATTTGAACTGAAATTATTCCTGCTCCCAAAGCAGGTGCCATGACCAAGTTAGGCGATACTCCGTAATTTTAGTTCATTACTATGAACTGCTGCATGGCAACAAGCACATAATAGCACACAACTATTTATTTCTTCAAGTATTCTTTGCTTTCCCCATCCACGAATCCCATGAAATTTTGAGTCTTTTTTTGAGGGGTCTAAATGGTGAACTTGAAGTGCTGACGAATATTTATTATATCCACAAGAGATACATTTTCCACCCATTTGTTCAATGATAAAGTTTCTCTTCTTTTGACCAAGTTCTAAAGTATACTTATTGTGACAAGCACCACAAATTGATTTTTTATGCCCATAAAATTTCGTTGGGTCTGTTTCGCCACAATGTCCACATTTATGCGTTTTCATTTTGGTAGATAAAGTTATTCTACCAAAATATTTATGGGAGTTCTTTCTTTGAATGTATGTATATACCATTATTAATGGGAAAAGAGGAAAGAAATTCCTTCCTCTTAAGTTATACGTCAGAGTGCAACAAACTATACAGTTTGTGCAGTCCTCGCAAATGCAACAATTTTGTTTGCGTTTGTTTGTTCGTTCCGTCAACAGATAAGACCTTTATGCCCCGTCGAAACCAGTACATCCCCGTGAAATGGAGATGTGGGGAATCGAACCCCAGTCCGAAACATCAGTATTCTCATCCTCTTGAACTGTGTTATTTATGATATGACGTTTAATCATATCAAATGGAGAATAGGAGACTCGAACTCCTGACACCCGCCTTGCAAAGGCGATGCTCTACCAACTGAGCTAATTCCCCAAACGGTGGCAAGTGCCTACCACCTGCGCCAGACACTTGACGCGATTTTCACTGCATTAGAGGGCAATGAAAAAGAGAAAACACCAAACCTTATTTCTACTGTTATCAGGAGCACACCAGGTAATGGGCGGGGAGACCTTGCAAGGGTTTATACCTCCAAAGTTTGTTTAGCGTTTTCAATTTGAAAGAACTGGATATTTCCTGCCCTTCCAACTCCCCCAGTCCGACTCGAACGAACAACCCCAGTGTTAACAGCACCGTGCTCTGCCAATTGAGCTATAGGGGAATACTATACTACTTGGAACTTACAAAATCATTAATAATTTCTGCTTGTTCCAGAACTTGTTTTAGAGATGGAAAGTCTGGATAATCCATTGGAACTTGTGTTCTACTATTTTCGTTCCAACAACGAGCAGTGTCATACTCTACACTAAACTGGTCGTTAAGCATATTATATGCTTGCTTAAAAATTTCAAATCGCAATTCGTAAGGTGTCATTTTTACTCTTGTGTGTTTATGTGTGTAAGACAATCATAAGGAAGAACCTTTAGATTGTCAAGCCTTCCATCGGATTCGAACCGATGACCGCTCGCTTACAAGGCGAGTGCTCTACCACTGAGCTAGAAAGGCATTTTGCTCACAAGGAGCAACGGAGAGTGGGCGAGTCGAACGCCCAAGGGCTTTAACACCTCAACGCTTTTCAAGAGCGGTTCCGTCGCCAATCGGATTGACTCTCCATAAAATTAATGTGTGTAGTCAAATAAGTTCAATAAGAAAAAACTATTTCTTATTATGTATAATCATAATACCAGCAAATGGTACAACTGTCAACCCACACCCACAAAGAAAAAGAAAGAAAGGACTTGACGCAAGATGTTCTACTAATTTAAACATTATTTTAAAGAAATTTGAATCCAGGGAAAAACTGGGGGAATAACTCCAACAAGTCTCAAGAGTCCTTCAGCAAATAAAGCAAGAACCACCCAACCGACGCACATACTAATGATAGAAGCATTACGGTTGTGTCTTCTGATAGCATCATCGATCATCTCCTGCACTTCTGTACGAGTTACATAATCATCATCAAATGGTTCCATCATTTCTCATCTCCAAGAAACTTTGCTAAAGGATCTCTTTTTGTTTTAACTATTTCGACAGCTCTTTTATAAAACATATTGTCTGTATTACCAGACTCTTCAAAAGTTGCCTTGATCTTCACCCAGTTATTATAGGTGTGCTGATCCATGTAATTGAAAACATAGTACTACTATATACTAATCACAGAAGTTACAAAGTCAACTTATGTGTTCATACTGTAACACTGTTGAAGAAAATATTAAATTTGGAATATTTTCTTTAAGTGCCCCCAGTCGGATTCGAACCGACACGCATTGCTGCGGTTGATTTTGAGTCAACTGTGTCTACCGTTTCACCACAGGGGCTAGTTCCAGAACTAGGATTCGAACCTAGACGTACACCTTCAAAGGGTGCTGACCTGCCAGTTAGTCGATTCTGGATTGGAGTTCAGGGTGGGATTCGAACCCACGGTGATAGAAGTTTTGCAGACTCTCGCATTCGACCACTCTGCCACCTAAACGGGGTGCCGTATGGGAATTGAACCCATCTAGTCGGTTCCACAAACCGATGCCTTACCACTAGGCTAACGACACAAGGCAGTGGGTAGAATTGAACTACCGACATAGAGGGTATGAATCTCTTGTTCTACCACTGAACTACACTGCCAACGGAAGTGGTTGGATTCGAACCAACGGAT